GTCACCGTCTATCGCAAGGCACACATCCCTGTAAGGGGATACTCTTCCGAATGGTCTGGAATGATTGGAGGAGAGCGCAGTGGGAACTTCACGTGTCCGGAACCAAGAATCGCTGTCGTCTTTTAAGGCGATCAGTTCGTTCTATGGTGATGGGGTGAAGTTGGCCGAGTCAGAGGATAACTTATCCCTCTACAATTACGGCTACTGCGCTGACAGCGTCAATCCCATGTCCCTTATGGGTAGTGGTTTTGACATTGGAGGTCCACTGTTTAGCCTACAGGCTTCACATGACTTTCAACCAATTGCTGTCGAGGCCCGCGGTGGAATTTTCAACGCGGAATGGCGCCTGAATGGGCCCATTATGGCTGCTCCGTTGTACGCTTTCATGTCTCCACAGGCTGAGAATTCGAGGTACGTCGGGGATCAACTTGATTCCCTCGGATTTCGAATTGGCCTGGGAGCGACAGCGATTTCTCGCAGTCGCCCCGCGAAGCCACAGGCGAGTCTCACAACTACTGTTGCTGAGGCTCTCCGTGAAGGCGTACCCAACACGCTCAAGCAATTCGTCAACATGAAGGACGAGGTGGCACGATTTCGTGACATCCAGCGGTCGACCAATTTCAAACGAGCAGTAAGTCGCTCGATTGATGGTCACAAACGGACCGCCGTTCCTTCTAAGTACCTCGAATACGAATTCGGATGGAAGCCGCTTGTTAGCGACATCCGGAAAGCGTCGAGGGCTCTTCTGAAATACGAAGAGATCTTCGAGGACCTTCACAGGAACTCGGGGAGACGAATGCGTAGGCGTTATTCATTCCCTGCTGAAAGCACGGTTGAAGAGGTAGTCAGGGATAATGCTTTCCCCTGGCCGGCTCCAAACCTATACTTGCTTCAGCAGACAGGAAACAGAGTGGTAACCAAACATCAAACCAAGCGAACTTGGTTTGCGGGTGAGTTCATCTACAGTTTCCCAACTGCGGATGTGGCTCTTCCTCGCAAGGTGTTTTCCGGTGCCCGGCAACTGCTGGGTCTGGATTTGACACCCGAAACGATTTGGAATACTGCTCCCTGGACATGGCTGGCTGACTGGTTCACGAACATTGGCGATGTAACTGCCAATTTCACTGCAATCGGCGCAGACGGCCTCATCTTGCGTTACGGCTACCTTATGCAGGAAGTCGAACGGCGATGGGTGCACGAACACTTTGGGGTTTCTATCCCAAGTGCAGGTGTAAACAACGCCCGAGTTATGGGTCAGTCCGTTTTCACGGCAAAAACCCGCATCTCGGCAAGTCCATTCGGATTCGGCACGACGTTCGACTCTCTGAGTCCTCGTCAAGTTGCCATCCTGACGTCAATCGGGTTAACCCGGTAAACCGTCAGTGTTTGAATGGAGTTAGACACTTCTGTCTGACTTCTCCCTCCCATCACAACTGAATATCGTTGTGTCCTGAAAGAGATGATTGCATTGTTCGCAGATCCCATTACTATCACGGTCAACGCGATTGCAAAGTCGCTTGGCCGTACAGGCACTGGCACGGATTCCGGTGCTTTTAGCACTGGAGACCGCGCCTTCCGTGTGCAGATGTCCCATTCATATGGGCGTCGCACTCGTCGTATGGTGAAGCACATTCACGACACTCTGGTCGCTAACCCTCTGGTTAGTGGTCAGAACGTGCAGCAGACGGTGTCTGTGCACTTGGTCGTGGATTCGCCTCCCGGTTACGACACCACGCTCCTTAAGCAGGACGTGGACGGTTACCTTGCGTGGCTCACCGCTTCTAGCGGTGCAGCCGTCGCAAAGCTCCTTGCCGGCGAGAGCTGACAAGGGGACCTGTCATCTAACTTCCGTTAGATGTTGGGATCTCAGCAGTCGAGAGACTGTTCAATGCACAGGACCCCAGCCCGATTCAACCCTATATGAAAGGGGAACCAGGTGGATAACCTGCTGTCTCTCTGGAAGGTTCTCGCCCAAGATATGGGTGAGAGATGTGCCGTCGACACCACGCTCGACTTCAATGAAGTCGGGCGTCGGTTCGAACACGAAGGGCGATCGTTTCTCACGATCACTCTCCCAGCTTTTGGAAAATCCATTGAGAAATGGATTGACCAAGGAGCTGTGGACCAAGCCGACTGTAAGAATTTCCGTTACAGTCAGGGCCTCCCGATCTTTTTGGGTGGGTTCCTCAAGCTTGTGTTCGAACCGCGAAGTGGCGCGCTGCGTGCTGCTCCAGATCACAATGCAGTGCTTGCCTTGCGGCAACTCTGCGGAGTGTTCGGCAAGATGTTCCTCCAGGCATCGCCTGAGAAGACACGTCTTGCTATGGAACAGTATATCAGCACCGACATGGAAGTTGAAGTATGGGAGTCCGAAAACATCCTTCCGGATGCGAACGGCTACCGTACGTGGGAACCCGAGTGGATGACAGATGAAAATCTGGCGTTTTCTCGTTTGTCTATGCTTCTGTTTCATCGGGTTTTTGATCGTGTTAATCACGATGTCGCCAACGGCGAACTAACCCCGAAGCATGGACCAGGATCCACTGCTGACGGACTTCTCGGAAACGAGAAGTTTTCAGCTGACTGGACATGGCGACTGGAGGAATTCTTCTCCAGCGACATTTTTCTCCTGCCCAACCCTCGGCATCATCAGATGCTCGAGGAGATCAACTTCCGATTCCCTGAGGAAGAGCTACCTGTGAAGGTAATCTCTGTCCCCAAGACACAATCAACGCCCCGCATCATTGCTATGGAGCCTGTCTGCATGCAGTACGCACAGCAGGCAGTCTCCAGTGCTCTCTCTGAAGGTATCAATGAGGATTATATCCTCAAAGGGTTCCTCAGACTCGATGACCAAGAAGTTAATCAACTTCTTGCACGGGAAGGCTCCATTACTGGAGCCTTGGCAACTCTCGACCTTTCCGAGGCGAGCGACCGCGTGTCGAACGAACTCGTCCGGTTTCTGACCGGACGTTGGGAACACCTTGACGGTGCCATCCAAGCTTGCCGCTCTAGGCAAGCTATCGTTCGACTTGGTGATGACGAGTTTGAGACTCGCACCATTGCCAAGTTTGCGTCCATGGGAAGTGCTCTCACTTTCCCTATTGAGTCTATGATATTCCTTATCGTAGCGCTCGTAGGGATCGAGAGAAACATCGGCAGACGCCTCCGCGAGAGTGATTTGATCACTCTCCGCGGTAGGGTGGCGGTCTACGGGGACGACATTATTGTCCCCAGTGACCATGTCGGATCTGTCGTTCATGCACTTGACTCCTTTGGTTTCAAGGTGAACTCTCACAAGTCTTTTTGGACCGGAAGGTTCAGGGAGTCTTGTGGGAAGGACTACTACAACGGAACTGACGTGTCATACGTCAAGTTCCGCAAAGAGTGGCCCGACGACAGACGTAGTGTTGAGGAGGTCGTTTCGCTGGTTAGTTTCTTCAACCAGTGCAAAGACGCTCACTACACGGAAACGGTGGATTATCTTCGAGAGAAGATAACCGCTCTGCTCGGGGGATTCTTCCCCCGAGTCAGCCGTGATAGTGCGATCCTTGGAGAGTGGGACGATGTCACACATGACATCGTCCGCATGTGCCCTAATTTGCATGTACCCCTATCTAAGGGGTACGCAATCAAGGACCACATTCCGCTGAATCCACTAGATGGAGAGCGCGCACTTCTCAAGTTCTTCCTTAAGAGAGGCGATTCGCCTCTCAGCAGGGAGCACTTGCAACGCTCCGGACGTAGCAAAGCCGTCAGCATCAAGCTTTGCATGAGACCTACCTGAGTTTCGACTCTAGTAGGGATCGGGCTACCCCGTGAGGGGTAGGTAGCTTCGGCTACAGAGTGG